TCGAAGTGATCATCGCTGGAGTAACTCGCGCTATCGCTGGCGCGGCCATCGCTCCAGAGACCACGACTCTGCTGATGGCAGAAGCCAATGGTAACCTTATCCCATTCGTGACTGGCACTGGCAATTTCTCAGTCGCTCGCATCCTTCCGAATATCAATCATCACTCACCAGCTGATGGAGACCAGATCAAGGTCGTATTCACTGGGCCGAGCAACTACGAGGCTTAAGGAGTAAACCATGGCCAGTTCATACAGTAATCTCCATCCAGTAGATGAGATCCTATCCAGTCTAGTCGTTGAGGCCGTCCCAAGTGATGACCAACTTATCGCTGACAAATGCTTCGAAAACATCAAGGTTCCCGAGCGTTCTGGTACACTCCTCCTCGAGGAAACCAGAAACTTCATGGGCGCGGGTGCTGGGCTCGACCTTGAGCGAGCTCCCGGAGCTAGCCGTACATCTATCGGCGGTTTTGATCGTTCAAGCACAACCTTCATGGCGAAGATCTACAGCGCGCAAGACTCTATCGCGATGGAGGATATCTTTGACTCTCAATACCCCGGCTCTGAAGAGCAACGGATCGCAAAGAAGGTGGCGCGAGTCATGAAGCTCGCAAAAGAGAAGCGCGCGGCTGATCTCCTCTTCGATGCTACTACTGCATTTGCTAGCTACACTGCATCACCAGCGACTAAGTTTGACGCGGCTGGGGCTGAGCCTCTCACTTATCTTCATGAGCTTAAAGATACCGTCTTCGCGAATGCTCACGGGATCAACCCTGACTCATTGATCTTTGGCCGTGATGTATTCCGAGCTCTGGCGCGTAACCCTGAGATCCGAGGATATGCAGGCTCAAGCTCTGCTGGCTTTGCCTCTGGAAATCGCATTCTGAGCGATGAGGCAGTGCTTCAGGTACTCCGTGATGTGCTCGGCATTCCAAATATTCTGGTCGGTTCTGCTCGACGTGATACAGCAGTTCCAGGAGCTACATCATCAGAGAGCTACATCTGGAACAGCGAGACCATCTTCATGGGCATTCTTCGCGGCAGTGATGCAATCGTCCAGAAGACCAACAACGTTAAGGCCATGCCGGTTGCTGCGCTTAATATGGAATACGGCTCAATGATCGCTGGCCAGTATGACTCCAATGACCGAACTCGTCGCTATGTCTACGCTGAGGAAGTACATAGCTATAAGCTTGTGGACGCTTCACTCGGCTATGTCGTCACCAACTGCCTAACCTGATAGCTTGTGAATGAGTATAGCCGGCCAGTCATCCTTTCAGAAGATGATGCAGATCGAAGGGCTATCGATGATCTGACCAGACAAGCGAGAGCTCAGTCTGGCCCAATGGCTGTACTCACCAGAGCGCGAAGAGATCAGCTCAAAGCTGAGGTTGCCGCAGAGCTTGATTTTGCTCGAGCTCTTCGGCGTGCTCGGCTTGAGCTACTGGAAACTTTAGAGGTGGCCCTTCAAGCCTCCTCACCTCTCACAGTCGCCCAGCTGACTGATGAGCAACTGCAAGAACTGATCCTACGTGGTGGGCTCGGTCTAGCTATCGCTGATTTTACTGATCAGCAAGACAAAATCAGAGAAGCGGCTGAAAGAGCGTTGACTGCTGTGCAACCAGATTTCGGTTTTGCTTCTATTTCATCACAGATCGATCAGATACAATCCGCAGCAGCGGCGGGTGTCTTCGAGGATGTGATACTCCCAGATTTTAAAGCGGCCATCAGAGCGGCTATTTCAGATGTATATCTGGATGTACCGCTTGATGTCGCCATGAGCACACTAAACGATAGACTAACTAGATCTGAAGGTAAGCAACTTACCGAAGTGAAAACGAAGATAAGCCAGTATGGAAGATCAATCACGGCGGCGGCGGCTTCGGCTGCTGATCTGGATTATTATTTATATACTGGCCCTCAGGATGGGATTACTCGCCCATTTTGTCAGGCCTTGGTTGGGCTAGTGGTGAGCTCAAAACAAATGAGCAGACTAAATAACGGCCAAGGGCTAAATGTGCTAACATCATGCGGCGGGTATAATTGCCGACATTCATGGTCACCAGTCACCGAGGGGTTTGTTGAGGCGGCTGATTTACCCAAGGCCAAGCAGGCCAATATATTCAAGGCTAACAGAGGAGCGAGACGACGATGAGAAAAGCAGTGAAGGGACAAGATTTGCGTTTCACGTGGGATCCTCCAAGGCCATACAGCGGAACTCCAACTATTACAGTCGGCTTCGCTTCGGCCTTCTCTGGCTCATTCACTCAATCTCGAGCTGATGTAGTGGTGAGCGGTATAGCCAACGATAGGCGCACTCTTACGTTAACAGCAGACGCTGGCGCGACTCTTGAGAGAGATGAAGTCAGAGCATTCCTCAGAACGGCTTCTGATACGTGGTTAAGCGTCAAGGTGTCTAGACTCGGCGGAACTACAGCCATACTAGCTGAGTCACTACCCAGAGAGATCAGCCTGAGTTCCAACGCTACGCTTGTTCTCGCGTCGAGCTATGTAGACATTGACTCGGCCTATACTGCCACGAGTGGCGTTTATCCATATACTATCCTGTATTCAGATGAGCTAGGAAGTGAGCACACTGAAAGCGGCTTAATCAAGGTCACACCTCGACCGTTCAATACTGGCCTTGATCATGATGAACTCGTTGACACGTTTTCCTCTCTGGCTGATATGGTGCCACGGCGTCAAAGCGATTTTCTGCCACAGATCAAGGCCAGCCTCGATGAGATCGCCCAGCAGATCAGAGATCATGTCATCGGCGATAGCGTTACAGAAGATGAGGTCTTCAATCAGGGGAGTTTTAAGCAGGCTCATGCTTATTGTGCGGCGGCTAGAATATATGAGATGCATTTACAGCTTGAGGCGGCGGCGGCTATGCGTGATCGATGCTCGCAGTTAATGGATCTGGCGTTGAGGTCACTCACGCTCGATCTCAATGGAGATGGCGTAGTCGATGACGGAGAGGAGAACCTACGCCGAAAAGGTGGCAGTGCTTCTGACTTTCGCGCGTCTTGGCGTGGCTATGCTAAGAGCGAGAATGATGCCTTTTTTACGCCAGCGCGAGGGATGAGGCACTGATGGCTGCTCGAGTTCGCCTAAATCTTCCTCGGTCGCTCTGGACTGCTCAGGATACGCTCAGGCTTGCATCGAATACGCTTGCATCAATCAAGCTCAGGACAAGTCAAGGCCTTGATGCCAATGGTCGACCGTTTGATGACTACAGCAGTCCACCAGATGGAAGTCCAATATATGTATCTAAAAAAGGTGCTCGACTTTCACCTAAAGGTGGACGGTTAACAAAAAGCGGCAAGAGTGTCTTTTATAAAGGTGGCTATAAGGAATACAAACATTCCAGTCGACAACGTGGCAGTGGTACAGATAGCGCGGAAGTTGATTTAGTGCTATCTGGAAATATGATGAATAATCTTGTGGTCAAAGAGGCCACGGTAAGCCGATTTGTCATTGGTCTCACTACTCACGCCCAATATGGTTATTTCGTGAATGCTAAACGAGAGTTTCTAGGCCTATCACCTCGAGATGTTGAGATTATGGTCAAGGCGGCCGAGAACGATATCAGAAAGAAGTTGCAGCGATGAGCCAAGGCATATTTTCGGCCCTAGATTACCTAGCCGAGCTGATAGAAGCGATCACACCTAAAACTGATGTTCATCATGGTTTTGTGCAGGCCGTGGGGCCAAGTGGTTTGACTGCTCCACTAAACGCAATGGCTGGTAATAATCGCCTTTTCCAGCTGGCAATCGATCAGCTACCCATCGATGACGGCCAAGCCGGCCTCAGTGGTCGAAAGCGAGCAGTGATCCATCTACTGGTACGCTATGACCTACCCAGAGATGAGGCATTCACGACTCGGATCATGACTGAGGATACCAGCGATCTCATCGATACACTCAAAGGCCCAAACTATGATCTGGTCAATACTGGTATAGTGAGCGTGATCACGCAACCACCTATTCTTGAGCCCATACTTGACCAACAAGGCGAACCTCTCGCGCTTCGGCTCACTCTTCCCTTTGATCTCTTGTACTTGGAGGCTTAACAAATGGCTGTAACACACAGATCTCTCTCAATCGCGGTGGAGTCCTCTTTTGGGTCTCTCAGTGCATCCACTGGACTTCCTGATAACTCAGGCCTAACCTATGTCTCGATCCCTTGTGAGCGTGACCCGATTATCATTGCTGGTGAGCCAGTAAGCTCAGAGCGCATTGATGCTCGTGATGGCTCCTATATGCTACCTCCTGAGCCTGATACGGTTTGGAGTGGCGGGAGTCGCGTAAGGCGCAGAACAGGCCAAGTTGTCTGCTTGGTCGATCTGACCACTATTGGCACTGCGGCAAACAACTACACGAGCAACTACCTTGGGTATCTGCTCGGCGCAGGCTTCAAGACCGTGATCCCCTCAGTGATCACTGATACAGTCACGGCAGTAGACGCGAATAACTACACTCCAGGGAGCGCGCCAGCAGAGGCCGACATCGGAACGCTGATCAGCTCCACAATCTCAGGCCGTGCTGAGTACTCAGCCATCACTGATAATGATGTGGCTGGAGATGTGACTATCTCTCCCGCGCTGAGCTCCTCGAGCTATACAGCAGTCAGAGGCCTCCAAACGTGGTACGTGCCAAGCCGAACGGCAACCGGAGAGAGAGAGCATAGCGTAAGCTTTAGAATCGATGGCGTAAATTTCAGATCATACGCTTATGGATGTGTGCTCGAGACGCTCAACATTACCCTTGATAACGGTCGTCTTATGGGAGAGTTCACCTTCCAAGCTGCGCTTATTCAGGACGACCACGGCTCAGCAGTCGGGCCCATCGAGCCAGCTTACAACACGGGCGCGCCAGCTTTCTTCCGTGGCTCCTATGTAGTGGTCAGTTCAACATCTCCAACATCGCTTACAAACGCGACCACTGGCGATACTCTGGCGCGCACTGCTCTTGATGCTGAGGAGTTCAGTCTATCGGTAACTAACACGCTCACACCTATGGGTCACAGTAACTCCATTCTGGCAATGTCTGACATGGAAATCTCTGATGTTGTGGTAGAGCTCAGCCTGACCTTATCCACAGTCAACACCACGATCTCTAACGATTTCTTTAATCGTACTGTACGACAGGTGTTGGTCGGCACTGGCCCACAGGGAGACGGTGAGGGCTGCGCGATCATGTTACCGGCTGCAATGTTGACCAATGATCCAAGCGTTTATGACGTCTCTGGTAATGATATCGTGCGCCAGCAGCTGACCTATCAGCAAAGCCGCTTTGGTGGCGATGTGGTAGAGACTGGCGCGGCGAACTCTCCATTCCGGCTAGGGCTTGGCGTGTAATTATGGCTTTGCATTTCCTGACCTCCTCAGAGATGAGTATAGATGTAGTGGTGACCTGTGACTCAGCAGTCCAAGCGACTGAAGAGCAGAAGGCTGCATATTTACAGAGTGGCCAGCTTTCAGATCTAGGCAGTCATGAAGGGGCCAC